AGAGATTGTTCCGGCGAGCTGCTCTATCTTGTCCATAAGCTGAATATACTCGGCAATTACATTCGACATTGTCAAATCTAAAGCCGTCATCTAATTGAACTGAGCAGGTTTTCCACCTTCACGACCCGGAATATTCCATCCCTCTTCATATGGGTTAATAAAGTTTACACCTACTGAAGACAGATAATGCATCCATCTATCAGGCGTGATTCCCATAGACTTCGGTATTTGAGTAATATCCATGTTAATGACTTTTCCTTTATCTCTAGCAATAGCTAATTCCAATCGATACCATAATACAATATACATATATTGAAGAGGTTTTAGTATACTTACTAAAGACCTTGGCTTGCTGTTAGTATTACTATATACAGCGCCTGTATATGGAAGCTTTTGTGAGTTAGGATTGTCTATTGAAACATGTTGATATTCCAATGGCTAAATACCAAAATACAAATCCGATCCTGCACGGTAGCCTTCCCAAACTTCTACTATCCAATCAGGTTCTACAGATAATTCTTGACCAGTTTTAATATAAGTCTCATCTACAATATCAACTTGCGGCTGGCCTGCTTCATCTAGTGTAGTAACATAATAGATTTTCTTGAAGGACTTCCAACAGCAATGCCATACGTTGATAGCATATCTTGTCTTCTGGTCATATACAGGATTGTCGTAAATGTGCATATTGATATGTGCAAAATTATCAACAGGGTCCTTTTCTCCAAGATCGTTTGATGGTCTACCGGTCATCATTTCTTCAAGTTTGTCCAGATCCTTTTCTGTCAGTTTGTTATTATACCTATCGTATATTTCTTGCATAGGCATACGCATTCTACGGCAACACCAACTGCCGTCTTCTATAAATTCTAGATCTGGGCTCTTATCATAAGAGAAATACAATGGATTCACTCGCTCTAAGTATGGCTCGTTATTTAATACACCTACATAATAAATTTCAGTGCCTGCAATAAGAGCATCTTTCCATCCTTTTACGAATTCGTTATCAAATCCTATCTTTTCTCTTAAGTATATAAGCGTGTGATACGCAGTGTTTTCTACTACATCTTTGTAGTCTTTGTCCATATATTTAGCAATTGCTTCTGGTGGCATGATTTCGCCACTGTCTAATTGTTGCTAAAACTATTGTTGCTCTTCAGGACTCATTCGCGCTGTGATAGCGGCCATAATATAATTCATGAGCAACTGTTTCTCTTTTTCCTGCAACTCTGAAGCTGCTTCTTGCGAAGTTCTAACTACTCTGAAATTTAAAGGTCTTTTCGTTTCTTCTCCGATAAGCAAGTCAATTTTCGGCCTGATTATGTTGAAGTCTTGTGGGCTTGCAGGAAATCCGTCCTCGACTTTAAACGGGTTTGTTATACGTTTAAAATCTTTCTCGTCGAATATACTATTATACAAATCATAATAGGTCTGCATCTCTCCAAATCTGGTTTTGCTTTGTCCGCCACCAGAAACAACATTGCTCTCGCCAATAATATAGTTTACGCAATCGTGTTGCCACTGTTCCTTTTTCTTACTCAATGGCAGTTTTTGTCGAGGAAACGAAGAGTTATACAAATTGTCTTCTACTCTGATCATCGTTAAAATGTAAATGTTGGCGTACTATCCTAAACGCTCTCAGTGTTCCACCATTGGTCTCCAAAGAGAGGCATTTCAAAAAGTTCAACCTATTTGTTTTGTTCTTTACTTTTAGAAACCTTTACTAAATATAACTCTTCCCTATATATCATCACCATACACATGGCAATTAATCGGTCGACGTTTTTGATTCCGTCATTTTCAATGAGCTCTTCTATTAAAGGTTCGCTATATACTCTTTCTAGATTAATATGGCCTTCTTCGTATTCTTCCATCAACCATTCAAGGATGAGGCCTTCGCCATATGCTCTAATCTATTTTGTCATGTGGCAGCCTTTACGGCGCTGCACTTTACTGTCCTTAAAGACTTCCGTTATTACTTTATCCGGCTAGTCGGCCAATAAATAATCGCAATGCTTATTTGTAAAATATGGATATATACCCTTTCTTTCATTTTCAAATAGAAGCCGTGCGTTATAGAATACTAATAGTTTTCTTACGTTCTCATAGTATTCTTCAGCTGTTGCAGGTCTTCCTGTGTATTCTGCGACAATCACATCATTCCAAGCTTCACCAGCTCGTACACGTTTAAATATGAACGTTGATCCAAGAGAATTAGTAAATGATTCATCGTGATCGTATGGGTCACATCCTGCTATGTATAATCCATATGGCGGATCTTGTACAGGATATTCCCATATTACTACAGACCCTTCAGGTTTATCATCCTTCTTTAAGTGATATGTAGTTATATCTCCAGACTTCTTTTCTTTTGCAACAACTTTGCCATTATCCCAACTAAGATCAACAATGTGCTTCATGCTTTGAAGTTTCTTGTTTGTTCTTATTCTTGTTAACTAGTCCATTAGCAGTTTTCTTGGGAATATGTTCTTTCCTAATTCCAGTACAGCTTCTTGCGGTTTAATTGGTCGTTCTGAGATAAACCTGTCTATTGATTGTTGTGTTGCACCTCCATCTTTGATCTTATTTCGCTGCTCAATCAATTCTTCTATAGCCTTTTCTTTATATGTATTGCCATCTTCGTCCATGAACCTAAACTTGCCATTATCGTCGACAGCATCCATATTTGACCAAGAAGGAACAAAGAATCCGCATTTGGTAGCTTCGGCATTATCATCCCATATATTAGGAAATCCTAATACATTATACGCATCTGGTTTATAAAACAAGTCTTTTAGTCCGTCAAACGAACCACCTTCTGTACCACCAGTTCCAAAAGCGATCATTAAACCAAATGCCACACCGTCATCTGTTTCTACAGCAGGTTGTTCAACACGCCACGCAGTAAGCAAATTTGGAAACTTACCACCTTCTTCCCATAGTACAAGTTTACCACGAGTACCACGAATACGTTCTGGGTCGTTCTTTAGTGTTATACCAGTTATACTTGATAAATAACCGTCTTCTGTTTGCTTGCCAAATTCGTCAGTTATTTTAAAACCGGCTACTCTTTCCATACGAGTAGATACAAGCCTTTGCTTAGACCACTCTGTATGTTTATCGCAGAAATCCATTATTTGCCATGCTTTTGTTAACAAACCATCGCCTATAAGAAACTTTTGTTCGGAAGCAACTGCAAAGTTTTTAGAGCCGGGTATAAGTTCATAGTTTCTAACTAACATACTGGCACCCTTGAATGAGTATCCTCTCTGACGAGCTTTTAACACAGCCATATGTTTACCAGCATCCTCCGCTTCTTCTATTGCATTAAAATAGTAATAATCGTAATCATAAAATCTTGGGAAGCCTAATATACGCTCTCTACGAGTTCGTTCGTTGCCGAACTTGTCTTTATATTTAACTTCATCCAGTTTCATGATTGGAGAATAATTAAGATAAAAATAATGGTATCCTGTTATGGCGTCTCCATCTGGTGCAACATACCCGTGTAAACATCTTTCTGTTTCTTGGTCCCAAAACTAAATGTAGTCAGTAGTACCTCTTGGGGCTAATGTATAACACCCATGCTCTTGAAAAAAGATAGCAGCTTGTCGAAACTTATCAGAATTATGAATCCTTTTATTAAAGTCTACCATATTTATTATCTTGTTTATTTAATTACCATGCAAAATATAGTTCGGCGGTGCTGCGCTCTGACATAACTATTATATTTTTTACTTCAAATCCCCAATTGTCGGTAGTAATTGTAAGCTCATTTCCGTTTTGCACAAAAACTGCATTACGTATTTTGTCTTCATGATAATCGTAATAAACAAGTACGTTTGTTACGGGTGTATCATCGCTCATATAAATTGTTGCGCCATTAATATCTGTAAATTTTACAGTGCCGTGTGTAATCAGTTCTTGCTGGTTGTACGTCGTGCCGTCGGCGAGTTTTATGCCAGTAACTTTATACTGAGAAATGGAGTCATTTATTTTTTCCTGTACCTTATTAGCATCTAAAATATCGCCAGATACATATTGATCACCAGAACCGAGTATAAGGTTAGAAGTCACATAAATACCTTTGTTATTACGTATGTGAATATTTGTCTTCCTTTTCATAAACTATAAATATAATTAAGCCTATTCATCCATCCTTTAAGCCATTTCTTCTGTGTAGGATTTTTACGCACAATTGCTTCAAAATAAGCTTTTCTTGTTTGATATATTTTATCTTTAATGCCCGGCGTATTGTTTAATGCAGCTAATGTTTTAGGCCCAACTATCCCGTCTGCCGTAACACCTAACAAAGTCTACATCTTTTTAATTGTTGTTGCGCCTGAACCCCAGACCCAATCAACTACAATGTTTGCTACATTTTGGTCGGCTATGTTTTCGGCCTTCCATTTACTCCAATATAAAGTATATACTATGTCTCGCCATACTTTATAAGGCATTGCTTTTAAATCGTTCACAGATGGGGACTTCCACCCCTTATATCTGCAATATGTGCGATATGTACCAATGGTAATACCTACCATTGTCGCACCACCAGTATCATCAGGATCGTTGGAAAATCCACGCTTTTTTGCTCTAACGTATGCCTGCTCCAACGGCTCTCCTTCTTTTACTGTAATTCCTGCCTCCCATCGAAACAGGATAGGTATGAATTTATCAATCGTTGACATATCAGTAATTTTTAACAGTTTCATACATTCCTAATACTCCGCCACCTTTTATTCTTCCAGACTCAAGCTGATCTGCTTTGGCTTGTTTCATTGCTATATCCAGAGACTTTACTATACCACCTACGTCTTTAAGCACCTTACTTACTTTTATACACGTGTCGATATCTTGTCCTTTAGAATACTCTTTTAATGTGGCAATAACTCCCTCTGCCGCAGATTGCGAAGCGCTAAGTAATCTTGTGCCAGTAGTTTCTTGTAATTCCAAAAATCTATTTGCAAGCTCTTCTACTTCTGCAGTAGGCTTATAATCTTCGTTCTTGAATACGTCTTTGGCTACAACCGAAGCCCTCCTATCAACAGGATAGGCTTCGTATGGTGTGTTCCATTTATGTAGCCATATTACATATTCAATCTCCTTTAGCGCTTCAGATTTGTCTTTTGCATTATTGTAATGATCTTTAAATGGGGGGATAGCCAAATCCTCAGGGCTAAGCTTTATTTTGTTTCCTTGAATATCAAACATATTTTAATAGTTTCATAACCATCATATACATCCGCTTCACTATATACCCTATAAGATAAGCAGCTTCTTCGCTACCTTCTTTAATACCATAGTAGGAACATATATGAGATTGAACATGTTTTGCTTCATGCACCACAGTACTCACAAACTAACTAGAGTTAGTAGCTTTACCTATACACACAACACTCATCATGTATTCCGTATTTGTAAAAGTAAATCCTGTATTGCGATATTTAAGTACACGAAACGCTTTTGCTAAATCACTATCTGGGCAATCCAATTGAAGTAACGAATCTTCTATTTCTGGGAAATCAGAAACATCTACATTGTAGTAAACAAGGATGTTCCATCCTTTGTTTCCGAGCTAAATATATTGGGCAGCCATCATACAAATTCACTCCAATCAACTGGAATGCCCATGTGTTTAACATCAGACAACCACCTAAAGAATACCTGCCCATCATATCCATCGGGGTCGTCTATTACATTTTTAACATACATGCACAAATGAGCGTCATCGTTTGGTACGCTCTTTCCCAAGAAATCAGCTTTGCACATATTAGCGACGTATACATAATCGTATAGTTGATTATATTCCAGCTTAATATTCTATGCAGCAAGCTTATCGTCGATTTCTTGTTTAGTTATAGGGCTTATCTCGCCGCTTTCCTTTTTCATGAGACTAGTGGCAAATTTACACAATGCTTTTGTGAAATGCGGCCCGTATAGCCTTAGATATTTTTTATAAGCTTTAGTTGTTTCCATTTTGCCCTTGTTTTGTTAATAGAGACTCTAACCTACCAAGAACCGTTTGCATGCTGTTTACCTAATTAGTAAGATCTTCGATAGCAGAATCACGTTCCTGCTCTTTTGCATATACAGGATTAAGATCTTTAAGTATTGCTTCACAAGAAGCAATCATCTTTTTATGTTGCTCTATACTATCTACTATATCTTTACTGTGTTGCAGCATTGCGTCGACTTCAGAGATCATCGCCTCACGAGTTTCACTAATTACATAATCTCCGTAAGAATGAATTGTTGCGTCACTCGGTACACCTACAATATCTTTCTTTTCTCCGTTGATCTTAACTGTAATATCTACAACAGTCTGCATGTTTGTTCCAAAACTTACAGCAGGATTGTAGGTTTTATACATTGGTCTTTTTTGTGGTGTATTTTCCACATACCCAATCTTTACGTTTGGCTCATTAGTCTTATCTAATAAATAAACTGTAGAACCCGGTCTAAGTGCTGAAAACATAATGTCTATAAAATAAAAGGTCATATGGGGGCAAAAGCCCCCGTACAACCAAATTAATAACATCAGCGTCTACGCATGCCACGCATACGACTTACCGTTTTATGCCAAACCCCATTAACTGGATCTTCGTCATTACGATATTTCATACGCATAGCGCCACGTTTACCGCTGCGAGAGATGCGGTCACGATAATTAACCTCAAACTCTCCATCTTCTTCATCCATATTATCAAATGGGATTTCAAAGTCCTCACGTTCTTCGTAATCCTCATCTGCGTCCTTACTTGACTCATAACACTGATACAACGTATCCTCCAACTCGCACATAGCCATTTTGCATTTTTTGCCATATTTCTTGGCTTCATCGAGTTGGTCTAAAGCCCTGTCTAACAGAGCTTCGCGCAATTCAATAATAACCATAAGCGTATATATTTATAATTAAGCGTTCGTTGCGGGAGTAGTTGTAGTAGCGCCGGCAGTAGCCTGAGTCAAACGGTTTGCCCAATAACTTGAGATAAAGTCAGCACCAGCATTTGCAATAAGTGTAGGTACTGCTGTCCATGAGTTGTTGGGTAAAGTAATCGTTGAAGGCTGCGCAGCTTTGATTGCAGCAAGTTCCTGCTGTATAGGAGCAATCATACCTGCAATCTGTGCTGTCTGTGCAGCATTACTAGCGTTGCTACGCAGAATAGAGTTCTCTGCAATCAGAGAATCGATCTTATTCTGCAACTCGCGTTCCTTAAGATCACAGAATTCTTTAGTAATCATTGTAGACTGATTACCGATTGCGGACACAATAGCCTATGTATTGCGATCTGCCTGTGATCCGAGCTGATTGGTCTACTCTATTGTTGCTATACGAGACTCATAACCCTGCTGTGTTGTCAGCAGACGATTCTCGCAGCAGCATTCACAGAGTTGACGAGAAATAGCGGCATTTCCACTCTGCAGGGCATTTGTTACCTGCAAGAATCCCATACCGTTTTGTGCACCAACGGTAGAGATCGCATCACGTACAGAGTTAACTGCGTTGGAAACCTAATTAAAGTCTGCATTGATTGTAGCTGCCAGAGCGCGTACATCAGCATCAGTGCCGTTAATAGCATTCATAATGAGATCGGTATTGTTGTTATTGTTCAGTTGATTGGCGATACCATAACCGTTGCCGCCAAAACCGTTACCCCATCCACCAAAACCGTTGCCGAATAACATAGCGCCAAGGAGGAAGCCTAATATGCCGCCACCCCAGCCACCGAGGCCGAAGTTGCCGTTATTTCCGTAACCATACTCTGGGAACATAAGAATTTTACTATTATCCATGTCAATAAAATTTAAAATGTTAATATTAATCAATACATCTTTTTAACAGTAAGATGAAACTGTAACATTAAATTTTATTGTGCTGTCAAAATAGTTGATGATATGTTTGATAGATTTTGTGTATGTTAAAAATGCGCAAGCTGTTAAATTGAATTCACACCATGCTCGTATATACTGACTTGATATGCATATACGACTATAGGGATCACCTTATCAGGTAATCCCTATTCGTTGCATTGCCGCTCCTAGCGTACGCCGCAACCCAAGCTTTTTACGCGTTATTATGCTTGCTCAGACGCGATTGGTGCGTCAGCCGCTGGTAGTTCATCCGTAGGCTTATTTTCTACATCTGTATTCGTAGAATTTGCCTCACTATCTACTGCGCTAGTACCTGTAGATCCAAACCCACCTTCGTTTCGTTCGCTTTCGTTAAGCTCCGTAGCCTCTTCAATTTGTACATCCAAATAAGGCACAATGACAAGCTGCGCAAAGCGCTCACCGGGCTTAAAGATTGCAGGAACTACATCTGTTGTGGATCTAAATTTGCCCATGACTTCACCACGATAACCAGAGTCGATAACTCCAACAGCGTTGGTCATGGATATGGATTTCTTGTAAACACTTGATCTTTGGAACAAAAGACCTACGTAACCTTCAGGAATCTCTACAGCCAAACCAGTATGATATACAAGAATGAGTTGACCGCATTCATTTAACTCCTGAGTTATATGAGTACATGTTAAATCGATTCCAGCGTCACCTTTATGTGCGCGAATCGGGAGGATTGCTTCCTCAGATAATCTTTTAATTTTCAACGTCATGTTTTACAAATTTAAGTTGTTTGCGGCAGAAGTGGGAGTCGCACCCTCTTGACTGTATACTATCTATCGTCACATTCTGTGTTCTATGTACACTACACCACAGCTTGACTATTCTGCCATATTCGTTTCAGTGAATAATTCTGTATTGGGCCCTCTTTGTTTAAGTCGGTTTAGAGTTTCAAGGCGTAATCCTCCGACTATTGGTCGCCCTGCCATCGAATCGAACCCGGACCTGGAGGGTTAGAGCCTCCCGTGCTACCACTACACCACAGAGCAATATCGCGGCTCTTTTAACGACTGAGCCGGAAGATGTCGCTTTTACATGATTATGATTTTAAAATCCCTACACTCACAGCAGTAGGCTCTGTTAATTACTTCTTACGAGTAATCCAGTTCCAGAAGCGCTTAAAGATATTTGGCTTCTTCTGCTTGCATTCAGTGTTCACTGACGCAGCAATGACAGTAACGGCAGCACGATTAGGGTTGTTGATGATACGTGCCTTTCCGCCTCCAATTACAAATACCTTATCTGTTTCTATAAGAAGTGTCTTGATTGACTGATCAATGCATTCCTCATGAAAGTGACTCATAAGTGCATCTGCTTCGCCATAAATGAAATTATCAATATCGTTGTTAAACTTTGCGGAAGCAAACCTATACAATGCATCCTTTTCGCTTTCGATATTAGTAAAATCAACAATGAACGCAGGCTTTGTCTTCTTTGTAGATTTTGTCTGTTTCTTACTCGTAGTATTCTTTACAGTTTTCATATTCTTAATTATTTTTAGTGTTGATTCTTTTACGCGTCTAACGATTAGTCACCTGCCGTATCGGTGCAATCACAATCGCATGGTTTCTGATCCATTGATCGCTCTAAGTCCATATTCTCTTTCCACTCTTTGCTGGAAATTACAACAAATTGATTTTTTGCATATGGTGCTTTATAAAAAGCAATTACTAGATCACCTGCCTTTACCTCCATTCCATCGTTTGTAGATAATGTGTTATCAGAAGGATTTTTTATTACACCGTCTTCAGGAATTGAATAAACCCAGTCAATGTGGGATCTAATAGGTTCGATAATGTCATAGTTTTCAACTTCTGTGTCTAGACTAAGCATTCCTCGAAAACCTGGTTTAATAACATATTTTCTCATACCGCACTATATTTTTTGCATTTATCTCGTTTGAATCTGGATTTTAATTTGAACCTAAACAACTGATTGAATAGTATATCGTGATATTCGTTTCCATCTTTCATTGCTTCTACTGTAAATACAAATGGATGTTTACAAATAGTAGCAACTGTCTAATAATCAACTCCAGTATTCTTAGAAATTTTTCTGATTATTTGTTCTATTTCTATCACTTTACAACAGCTATGACATCCCAATACCTAATCATCTTACTGTCTTTAAGTAAGTCGAATGGTACTGCAACTCGATCAAAGAATACAACAACGTCACCGACAGAAATATTCTTCATTGTAGTTGCTTCATTGCTGTTCATTTGTGCAGTATATGACTCAGGGACCTTAAGCACAACTCCCTTACGCAATTCAGAATCAACCTCTTTTACCTCGGTCTCGACTGTATCGTAGTCAACGGCCTCTATACCATTTTCGTCTACAACAGGCTTTTTGTCTGATACCGGTTTTGTGAATGTCTTTTTTACTTTAACCACGTCCAAGGGTTTAACAAGAAAACGATCAATGAATGTATATTCAATTTTTGATGAAACGTCTTCTGCCAACGCCGACTGATCAATTATCTTATCTTCTTCCATATTACTTCTTAAGCTTTTTCAAATGATTTAAAAGTGTAATCAGATTAGTAAGCACTGTTTCGCGCTCAAGCTTTGCACACTGAGGACAGTTTATCATGTCCTTATCAATGTTTGTAAGATCATGGGTGTATTTGTCAATAAGTGTGTCGATTTCTGTAAACACATTTACAAAATTCGAACGAGTTTCAACTTCTTCTAGATAGCCGTTATCAATCAGCTCTTTTGCAAAAGAAGCAGAAATATTAATACTCAGAGACGAAGTTGCATAAAAATCATCGCCATTCTTATTTGGCTTATATACGTTATCCTGAGACGAGAAGGTATAACCACCACAATCGTCGCTCGCCTCGAGTGTATCACCGACTCGCAAACTTCCCCACGGGTTAATTACTTTTAATATCTTGCTCATAGTTTTATGTTTAAATTTTTCGACCTCATAACGTCGAAAAATGCAATATCGGTTGCAAAAAGTATAAAATTTTTTAATTTTGCCACCATTTTGGCCATTTTATGCGTTATATGGGCATAATAACATATTATCTCCCCCTTAAGAATCCCCCTAATAAGTATATATATGCTAAATAATATAGAGCTTAATATAATATTATACTATGCAGATTACTTAAGTCTTAAAGAATTAAGTATACCAGTAACAGATAACTGTAAGTATTATTTTATTCACAATATCCCTACTAATTCTGCATATATAGTAGGACTAGAGCCATTCTATGATACTGAAAACCCATACTATTAGCAAGCTTATATGGAGTATACTACACTGAAAAATAGCTTAGATGAAGATGCTATAAACAGTTTTGTAGAAAACATATGCTACTTGAAAGTAAGAGGTTGTGTGGATGCAGAAGACATGCTTAGTTGTATACATCAATTTAGTTGCAAACAAGAACGTAGATTTGCTTTTAGGAGATATGAAAGATGGAGAAAAAGTCAGACATACACTCATGTAACACTCAATGAAACAGGCGATGAAACAGAAGAACAGTGCACTAGATATGTAGCACACTATGAACATGGACAAGACCCGCAGAAAAGAATCAGATATATTGAAAGAGTTAGCATCCTCCCCAGAATACCAAAAAGCAGCGATGATAGTGATGGAGTAGGAGCGTAAATTTTGGAAATTACAAGATGAAACAGAAGACAAAAATATATAATCTACTTGCATACACTTTGAAAGTAGTGTATAAAGATAGAGTTGAAGATTCAGACGGAAGTTGGATGTATGGGCAGTGTAATTGGGACGCGTCTAATGTGACAATAGAAATATCTACTAAATCTAAAGACGGCAGAAAGCTTAGGGCAGAAGAAATAGAAGCTACACTTAGACACGAATTATTTCATTTTATACTTGACGTACTACAACATAGAGACCTTTCTGCAGATGAAGCTTTGGTAGAATGGTTGGCTAATGCAACATTAATGCTTAACAAACAAGGACTTACAATATGAATTATCAGAAATACGCAAATACTTATAAAAACGGGAAAATCATAAGTAAAAAAGACAAGTATGGAGTTACTAGAGCTTATACTATCCAAGAAGTTGAAGAGTTAATAGATAAACTATCTGAAGATAAAGACGAAAATGGCAAAGTAAAAGACCCAGAATCTTTAAATAATGCTGTAAAAGTATTAATGCAGATGTACAGAAAGTATGGAAATCCGCACGAAAAGGACATTATAGAAGCTATCAAGAAAGCTCAAGAGGGAAAGACGCTAGAGGCGCAAAAACAGGAAGCTTTACAAGAATTAGACGCACACTTATCTACTGACAATACAGAATCACCAGTACTGGATGACAATGACGGAGCAGGAGATGAAAGCGATAAGGAACCTGTTGAAGTAAAAGACCCTGAAACGATGTATAGTGAAGAATATGTTGACTTTGAAGAAGTAAAAGAAGATGAATAAGACGTTGTATTTAAAAAGAACAAGATTAAATCCTGATTACGAATATCCGCAGGCACTTAATTGCGAATTAACAAATTGGACAGAAAACGATTTAGCCCAATTGAATTATGCGTTAACAGTATTTAAAAAAGGTTCAGAAGGAGAATTTGATTTTTATATTGGTGAATATGGAATACTCGGCAAAGGTATAGAATATTCTGATGTACCAGATGGATTTTTCCCAGCGGTAGACGAATATAGAAAGGCTAAAAAAGACGAAAAATGACAAGCGGTGGATTTAAATATTTTGCCTTCGCAAGTATAATATCTGCAGAGAATGACTCTCTTACTGAAGAAGTAAAGCAAGACATCATAAGTAGATATGATGAATGTAAACGCGACAATGGGGACTGGAATAACTATGATTGGGAGTATATACTAGACCCGATGGGCGATAAAGAAAAAATACAACGATTTGTGAAAATACTAAGAGATGAATAAACAAGTTTCTAAAAAGAATGACCGAATAGACAACAAGCTGATGTGGGAATTACTCCCACTACAAGACATAGAAGATGTTGTTAAAGTATATACAGAAGGTGCTAAAAAGTACGGCCCAAATAACTGGCAAAACCTAGACAATGGTTATCAGAGGTACAAAGCAGCCCTTTTTAGGCATCTTGTAGAGTATGAAAAGGGTAATGAATTTGATGAAGAAACAGGTTGCAGACATCTAGCACAGGTCGTATGGAATGCGATAGCGCTATTACATATATCTAAAGAAAACAAAAAGGAGGACTGAGAAATCGGTTCTCCTTTTTTTGTGCATTATGAAAATTTTTTTTATTTTTTTTGTTGTAAGAGTGCGGAAATGAGAAATAAAATTTTTTTATTACGGGTGTAAAAATCTGGAACACCACACCACACACCCCCGGACTCAACAAGTGATGACAACACCCCCCACGTGCAAATGTAGCAACCTATAATTATTGCTAACGTAAAACATTAACAATCATGAAAGAAATGTATTTCCTTTGTGTTGCTAAATGGGACGCAACACAGCACCGTGAGATCATCAGCAGCAAGTCTAAAGGCTACGCATCAGTCGAAGAACTACTGAAGACAGCAATGCCATGGATTCAGTCTCACCTTGGCACTAAATTCTTCATCCAAAAGTATCACGTGTAAACGTGGTACTCTTGGGTGTTTTATGTTTTAACGTGCAAATGTAGCCGCTTATATTTATTGCCTAACATAAATATTCAACAACATGAAAAAGTATGCAGTATTAAAGTTGTACAAGTACAACAGTCCTGATTTCCGTGCATCGTTTGATGAGTATAATGATGCAGTACAGTTTGCAGACTTGCTCACAAAGTCTGAGGACAGCCAGTTTGCAGTAGTTGAAACCAAGTATGTGACAGGGAGTGAGTCTTAATGACTCGCTTTCTCAACGTGCAAAAATTGTTCCTTATACATATTGCTTAACATAAAACATATGCATATGAAAAAGTTTATCAAAGACAATTGGTTAGATTTCCTACTGTGTGCATTCTTTGCACTCGCTATGGTAATGTGTATCTTTGGCTCGTGCATACAAGCACGGGCTGATGACACATTACAAAACAAGTGCATTGTAGTAACACAACCTAAGAAAGCACAGCCTACAGACACTGGCTATACTATCAAAGTAGACAGCGTAGTGTACAAGATATGGCGTGGTCCTAAGGGTGGCTGTTACTACATCAAAGATGGCAAGAAGGTATATCTAACCAAAAAGCAGAAGGCGCTCATCAAATGAGCGCTTTCTTGTTGGCTCGTGCAAAAGTTGCTTCTTATAGTTATTGCATAGTTATTATGCTATTCCTACGTGGCATCTTGGGATTCGTAGTGAGGGCGGCAAAGCAACCTTGGTTAGTCATGTTGACAAGACAACATGCATTTTTAATTACTTTAGTACATGCCCAACATGTACAAACTAATATGGAGCTATGATGTATACTAAGTAGCTCATGCGCAACATATTAGGCGTTTTTATCCTGTGGAGTCGCGCATCCAACATTGACTACACTCATCGCGAAGGTGTAAATCAATGATATGCAATTAAACGTTGGTATGGGAAGCCAACAATCATGTTGTTGTACTGCAATATGATTTTAACAAGGGGTGAGAGTAACGCACTCACCCCTTTTTATTCTTTTGCTATGTTGGACGAACTTAGAATGATGACGTGCAAAAGTTGCTTCTTATATCTATTGCGTAGATAGATAGAGTGTAGACAGTCTCTCATACACTCGTTTTCAACACTCTATACTATCATCTGTACTCACAGAATACTTAATATATAGCCTTTTATGACAAAATAATGTCTAACTATATAAAATATTGAAACTATGAAGTATTTATTGAAAGATGTACAGATTATGGAAGGCAAGAACTCACGTGGTATATACCATTGGTTGAGTGGACAGTTGTTTAACGACAAAAACATTCGCATGAACGGCGAACGTCGTATGTACTACAACACCTCAGAAGATGAGTGTAAACTCTATCTGGATGCTGGTGTATGCGAAAAGAACGCAGAACTGTCCACAGAAGCCATCACAGTATACAACGTGAACGATGCTTCTCTCAAAGAGGCAATGAAGCCAGGTGGAAAGCTTGAAGATTATGGCGATATCCGTCATATCAATGCAGTCAAGGTAACATGGCCGCTAAGCGGAGTGTGGGGTCAGATTTATCGTAACGATGTATTCGATGATAACAAGAATCTGATTCACGCCAAGGGAAGTCTTCGCACAACTGAAACTGGTCAGGTAATGGAGTTCAGAGAACTCTCATTCTATCTGGCAACAGACATTGACGAAGACACCAATGAGC